ATAAAGATGGACTGTGTTGACGATACTATGCTAACTTTCAATAATGGAAGTGCACTGGATGTGGAATGCAAAGGTTCAATACAATTAATGGACAAAATAACTCATGCTGCTAAATTTAGAGGAGTAGATGTGTCATTAAGAGGACTTATAAAGAAAATGGATGGTTTTAAAGTGAAACCTGGAGCAAAACTTGAAGGAAGTATAGAAATGTCTGTTTCGTACTATAAGTTAGAAATCAATGGAAAAACTATAACTGAAATAGATGTGCTGAATAATATAAGCAATACTAATGGTCATACAAATGACACAATAAGAAGACAGTTAGGATTAATATAGAAATAGGAGGATAAAAATATGGCAGAAATAGTTAAATTGGATAGGGAATATACATTAAGTGGGAAAAAATATACAGAAATTGTACTGGATTTTGAGGAATTAGGTGGAAATGACTTAATTGTTGCAGAAAAGGAATATAAAAAAAGAAATAAAGGAGCAGCAGTAAAGGAACTCGAAGATGGATGGGCAATAACTGTCGCATCTAAGGCAAGTGGAATAAGATATGGAGATTTGCTGAATTTAAAAGGCAAGGATTATATGAGGGTGCTGAATAGAACAAAGGGTTTCTTGAACTCTGGCTTGGAATCAGTAGAGGACGAGGATATAACAGAGAAGGAGAATATAGAAGAAATAATGGAAGAGTCAATGGAATAGAAGAATTTCTTGACACTATAACGGATTTACTAGGTGTACTAAATCATTCAGAAATAAATTTAAATATAAGCTACGATACATTGATGTCTTGCAGCTTATATGAACTTAATTACTGGATAGAAAGAGGAAATGAGCTTGTAGAACGTGCCAACGAAAGAATAAGAGAAAATAATGAGCATTAAAAAAACGTGGCATATCAGTCACGTTTTGATAATGTTCCTATAAAAATACATATAGGGATAAATATTGAAAATATAATAATTATTTTTCCAATAAATCCTAATCCTGAACAGATAAGGAATATTATTACTGCAAGAATAATCCAAGGAAGAGCTGTGACTAAAGCTATAATTGCAGCCGGGATAGAAGCAACGAAAATAGTTAATATAATTAAAATATTTGAAATTATTTCCTTATTTTTTTTCATAATGACTCACCTCTTTTAACTAATTATATCACTGAAATGCTAAAAATACAACAGAAAGGAGGAGTTTCTGTGGCTAAGAATATGGAATTAAATATAGTTATGTCGGCAGTTGCTGCTAGTGCATTATCTGGACTGGCTAAAGTTGGAAATGCCATGAAAACAATGTCTTCGAATGCTAAGAATCTTGAAAAACAAATGAAGGAACTTGATAAGGCACAGAAAAGTGTTGAAAAAGTGGAACGCTTGAAAAGTGCTTATGTCAATGTCAGCAAGGAATTTTTACAGGCTACCAGAAAGCTTAGGGAATTAAAGGAAGCTTATGAAAAAACAGAAAGAAGTAATGTCCAGCTTGCTGAAAAGATTAAAGAACAGGAAAAAATAGTAAATAATCTGAATAAACAGAAAGAAAGACAAAAACATCTTTTTGAAGCTGCAAGAAGTGCAATAGAGGCTGAAGGACATAGTTTAAAACAATATAAGGAAAATTTATCAAAGGTATCAAAAGAACTGGAAAAGCAACAGAAACTTAAAGAAGCACAGAATCGTCATACAGAAAGAATGAATAATTGGGGAAAAGTAAAAAGCTTTGGAGATAAAGCTTTCAATGCTGGTGTTGGGACAACTGCAGCGATGGCTGTACCAGTTAAAATAGCAATAGATTTAGAAGAAGCACAGGCTGATCTAAAAAAAGTTGCAGAATTTAGTTCTAAAGAAATGGAAGCTGGATTCTATCAGGCTATGAGAAATTTCAGTGAAAGCAATCCTGTATCTCAGACTGAATTATTCCAGATAGCAGGAGCAGGAGCACAGGCAGGTATACAGACTCATGAACTAACACAATACACAAAAGATGCTGCAAAAATTAAAGTAGCTTTCGATATGGATACTGAAGCGGCTGGAAACTTTTTGGCTAAAACAAGAGCTCAGTTAAATTTAGATCAGAAAGGTGTAATGGAATATGCTGATGTAATTAATTATCTTGCAAATACTGTTGCAGTAACTGCACCAGAAGTTGCTGATATTTCAAGTAAAGTAGCTGGGCTTGGAGGTATGGCTGGAATTTCTAAAGAAGGTGTTGCAGCACTAGGAGCGAGCCTCGTTGCAGTTGGAGTTCCTTCAGAAGTTGCAGCTACAGGATTAAAAAATATTTCATTAGGATTAGTAGCAGGAGAAAGTGCTACTAAAAGGCAGAGGGTCGCATTTGAAAAATTAGGACTTAGTGCTGTACAGGTAGCTAAAGATATGCAGATTGATGGTGAAGGCACTATGCTGAAAGTATTTCAGAAGATAAAAACATTGCCTAAAGATGTTCAGGCTGCTACGCTTAAAGATTTATTCGGTAAGGAAAGTATCCAGTCAGCTTCAGAACTGGCTAAACATATTAATGAAGTGGAACAGTCTCTAAAAAATGTTCATGATAAGTCAAAAACAGCAGGAAGTGTGGACAAAGAATATGCTCAACGGATAAAGACTTTAAAAAGTCATCTTGATACATTGAAAAATGCTTTCACAAATATAGGGGTAGATCTTGGGAATGCCTTAGCCGCCAGTTTAATAAGAATAGCAACACAATTAAAACCTACTATAAAAAGTATTGCCGACTGGATTCAGAAAAATCCGCAATTAATACAGAGTATTTTAAAAACTATAGGAACCATAGGATTAATGTCATTAGGAATTGGTGGAGCAATAAAGGTATTTAGTCCTTTTTTTGGAGTTATATCTAATGGAATAATGATATTTGATAAATTCAAAGCTGCAGGAAGTTTTGCAGAGGGATTTAAGACTGCATTTCCAGTATTAAGCAGAATTGTGGGAGTTTTTGGGAAAATAGGAAGCTTTGCAGTTAAATCATTCCTGGGAATTGTAAAAGCTGTAAAATTTGTAGGATTAGCTATAAAATCAGCATTTTTAGCAAATCCTGTTGTATTTATAATAGTTGCAATAGTAGCTGTAATAGCTATACTTGTTGTACTGTATCATAAATGTGCAGGATTTAGAAATTTTGTGAATGCTATGTGGAAAGCAATAGCAGCTGGTGCAATTGCAGCATGGAACTGGATAAAGGGAGCGGCTATAGCAACATGGAATGGAATAGTTGCATATCTGAAATGGGCTGGTGGAGTGTGGAAGGCTATCTTTAATGGAGTAACTGCTTATATTAAATTCTGTATAAATGTATGGAAAGCCGTTTTCAGAGGAATAGTTGCTGTAGCAAAGGCTGTATGGAATGCTATTAAGTTTGCTGCTATTGCTGTATGGGGTGCCATTGTGGCATATGTAAGATTTAATATTGCTATAATAAAAGCTATATTCAGAGGGATATTGATAGTGGCTAGAATGGTATGGAACGGAATTAAAGTTTCTGCAGCTAACGCATGGAATGCTATTAAGTCAGGAATTACAGCAGTACAGGGAGTATTTACCGGGGCATGGAATACAATAAAAAGTATTGCACTGGGAGTCTGGGACAGTATTAAAAGTGGATTTTCAGGCATGATAGATGGAGTAAAAAGTATACTGAATAAAGTAGTGACATATTTTGGCGACAAGTTTAATGAAATCAAGACTAAAGCCCAAAATTTACCATTAATTGGAGGACTTTTTGGAAAAAACTATACTGGAACTAACTATTGGTCTGGTGGACTTACTACTGTTGCCGAGCGTGGGGCAGAAATGATTAGGATACCAGGACAGCCAGCGTTTCTTGCTGAACATGAAATGTTACTGAATCTTCCGAGGGGTACTCAGATTTTAAATAATAGTCAAACCAGAAGTACTTTGAGAGAAGGAGTAACTAAGCTTAAAAATAAGGTTGCTGGATTAAGTGGAAATAGTTCTGCAAATGTTGGTGGCGATATTATCCATATTCATATAAATGGGGGTAATAATAATTCCTTAGAAATAGCAAAAGAAGTTGAAAGAATACTTAAGGAACGTGATAACAGAAAAAGAAGGGTGGCGTTTGGATAATGAAGACAAAAGTATACAGAACAGTCAGCGGAGATACGTGGGATCTGATAGCTTATAAAATTTATGGAAATGAAAAATACTTTCATAGGCTCATAAGAAATAATCTTAATTTGATAGATGTATCAATATTTCCTGCTGACATTCCTGTTATTATTCCTGATTTTATTGAAGAACTGGAACAGGAAATTGAAGAAAGCAAATTGCCACCTTGGAAAAGAGGTAAATAATGCCATTAGCAAGAGGAATAAAAGTAATAGTGATATTTAACGGGGTGGATATATCTGAAGATATAGCTCATTCCATATCTTCTCTTAACTACACTGACAACAGTAAGAATGCTATAGATGACTTAGAATTGGAACTGGAAAATATGGATTATCGTTGGCTTAAGGAATGGTATCCGGATGAAAATGCTCAGTTAATAGTCGGAATATACGAGGATAACGGAAAAGACGGAAGTTTTTTGGATATAGGAACATTTTATATCGATGAACCGACTTTTGATAATGACAGGCTTAATCTTAAGTGTATAGCTATCCCGTTAGATGGAAATATAAGGGATCAGAAAAATACTAAAGCTTGGGAAATGATTACATTAAAAGAATTAGTAACACAGATTGCAGCACAGCATGAAATGAATGTAGAAATTCATGCAGATAATGAATACTATAAAAGGCTTGATCAGGAGAATGAAACTGATTTAGCTTTTATAGATAGAGTCATTAAAGAAACTGGACTAAGTATGAAAATATCTGATGATACTATTATTATTTTTGATGATGACAATATAAAAGATAATGAAGCAATTGAAAAATTTAATATCCGAGATAGCAGAATCCGTAGTTTTAGTCTAAAGAAAAAGAATAAGGGCATATATGACAAAGTGGAAGTGTCGTATTATGATCCTGACAAGAAAAAGTTAATCAGAGAAACAATGACTAAAGAAGAACTCGAAAAACGGAACGAGGTGAAAACTGATGCCTGATGTTTCTTATGCAGAATATAAAAAACAGAATGGGAAAAAGTCTTCCGGGTATAAAAAAGCTAAAGCAAAGCTCAAAGAAAAAGCGGATAAGAAAGAGAAAAGAAATAAAAAAGAAAAGGTACACAAAATAAAAACTAAAGGAAAATCAGATCCGAAGAAAGTGGCCAAAAAAACTTTAAAGGAAAATCTGAAACAGGAATATCAAGTAACTTTAACAGTTGATGGAAGCACTAAATACATGGCTGGAATGATAATTGAGCTAGACGAAAGCTGGGGTAAATTTGAGGGTAAATATGTGATTGATAAAGTAAAACATAGCATCACAGGAGACTATTCCTGTGAACTTGAGTGCATGAAAGTCGGAGCTAGGGAAAATGCTGAAAAGAATGCTAAAGCTCAGACTAAAGAAGAACAAAAGAAAAAAGAAGCGGAAAAAGAAAGAAAAAAAGCTGCTAAAAAATCTAGTAAAAAGAATAAGAAAAGTAACAGTAATAAGAACAGTAGAAATACTAAGGCAAGTAATAAATCAAGTAGTAAAAATAATCCAACTAATAGAAAAATGAGCAGGTAGAAATCGACAAAAAGAAAGGAGCTGGGCAATGTTAGAAATATTAAAAGCTGGAGAAGTAAGTGCAATAGATTATAAGACAGGAAAAGTAAGAGTTTTGTTTTCAGCTGGGGATAATAAAACAAGTGACTGGCTTAACATTTTAGTTCCTTTTTCTGAAAGTCATTCTGATAATTATATGCTTTCAGTTGGACAAACAGTCTACTGTTTATTTTTTCCAGAAATGATGGAACAGGGAGTAGTGCTTGGATGTCCAATGCGGAATAGTTCTGCTAATGAAAATGAAGTAAAAAGGACTTTCAGTGATGGTGGATTTTATAGCTATAACAATGGAGTTTTAACTTTAAATCCAGTTTCAAAAGTTGTTATTAATGCAGATGCAGAAATAAATGGAAATTTGACTGTATCAGGAACAACTATTACAGGTGGGAATATCAATCTTAATACTCATAAACATGATGGAGTTACTGCCGGCGGAGATAAGACAGGAGGTCCT